TTCTTACATTGAATGATTGGAGAGCAATTTCTCCTAATCTCTTCTATGAATGGCAGTCAGATTCACACTTCGCAGAACTTAAAGAAGCAGAGATGTTGAATGAAAGATTACAGACCTTACAAAATATGAACTATGCTGATGAAATTGTTGGAACCTTCTATTCCAAAGAATATATTAGAAAGAGAATTCTAAAACAAACTGATGAAGAAGTTCAGTTGATAGATAGACAAATTGAAGCCGAAGCCGAAGCTGCACCTCCAGAAGAAGAGGAGGAATCTTTCGTTCCAACGCAGGGTAAATTTATGAAAGAAGATATTAAACTCAAAAAAGAGATGAATGACATAATGAAAGGTGTTCTTTCTGAATCATAAAACTAACTTGATATAAATACTATTAACCACTAGAAAAGGATTAAAAAGATGAGTGACTATTCAACCGAAGATATTGTGAAGTATTCCATCTCAGGTGATGGAGCAAGAGTTAAAGATGCTATTCAGGGTGTAATAGCTAGTAAAATTATGGCGGGTATGGAGGCTAAGAAGGCAGAGGTTGCTCAGGGAATGTTCAATACTGTTTCTCATGAAAAACAAGAAGTAGCAGATACTTTCGTTGCTGCAGCTGAAAAAGAGACATCACAATAAATGTACACTGTTATATGAAAAAGTTTAAACAGTTCCGCTCGGAACAACAATATATAACGGAGGTCGGGCCTTTTGCTAGTGCATTTATGGGTGCAATGGGCGTTGTTGGTCTAGGAATGGCTGGGTTTAAACTCTTTAAATCAGCAAAAGAAAAGATTAAGGGGTATAGAGAAACAAAAGCAGAAAAGAAAGATAATCAAGAGAATGGTGTTTTTGTTCCAATAAAAAAATGGGATAATGATAAAGGTAAACTAGTAACTCAATCTATTGAAATTGCAGCAGCTGGTTCTAGTGAAGCTAATATGTCTAACGAGGACATAGAAAAGAAAAAGAAAGAATTACAAAAAAAAGAAGACCCTAAAAACAATAGAATGCAAGCTGCGTATGATGAAGATGAGAGAGTGAAGGGAGATGCACAAGATACAAAAGATACAAAAGCTAAAAAGAAACGTGCTGGAATTGAAGATGTAAAGGACGCGGAAGAATATTTTGATAATAATGATGAGGCTCCGCCTGGATGGAGAGATGCTAGAACTAAGAAACAAAAAGATGATAAAGAAAAACCAATTTTAATGACAAGATCAGATTATGCACAAGAGTTGCTCCGTAGGAAAAAAGTAAAAAAGAAAAAGAAGCCAACAGATAAAAAGAAAGATGATACATCTAAAGTAACAGGTACAACAACAGGTAAAGCTGCAGGAGGAGCTCTGACAAATTTAGCTAAGAAACAGGGTCTTTCCTCTCAAAGAATTTTAAAGTTTGGAGAATACATCTCAGAAGGTGTAATGAGTGATTTACTCAAAGCTACTAAATCTAAGAAAGACAGTGAAATTACATTAGATGATGGAGCAGATATACCGATAGATCCGCTTACATCGCAGATTTTGGTTAAATATATAGAAGGGCTAAGCTCTTCAGAAAAAAATAGAACTATTCTACAAATCCAAAGAACTGAACGAGCATTTATGAAGGTTCTTGGAAAAGCTCACGAAAACATTTAAACATCAAGCTAGAATGAAGTTTGACGTTAAAAGGATAACAAATGGCTATAACTAAATTAGAAAATGAGATAATAGATACTAACACAAAGTATTCGGTACAATTTACAGGACTTGCTGATGGTGCTACTCAACTATCTGCTAGTCTCTGGGCTAATCTTTCTACATTAGCTTATGCTTCAGCTACTGTAACTTTGGCATCTGCACCAACCACGAATCTTTGTATTGGAGAAATACTGGCCACAAATGATTCTACAGCAATATTCCTGAGAGTTACAGATTTTACTGCTGGAGCGACAACTTTTAAAGCTTACAAAGTTACAAGTGCTACTGATAAAACCCCTCTAGGTTGGACTGCAGAAACTGCGACAGATGTTGGAGTTGGAAAAACTTTAACAGGGAATGTTTCTGGACTTTGTTCTTCACTCACTCATGCTAGTACAAGATTGGCTATCGCTGCACCAAAAATTAATCTCAGGAAACTTTGGTGGAATATAGCAACTGGTATTGACCATACTAGAATTTTCTTTGATGGAAGTAGTGCAGAACAAACTATTGCTTATTTAAGAGGTACTAATGGTTATATAAATTATGCAGGTGGAGGTAACCATATCGGAGCAATAGGTATGGGAGCTGCAGCTGGAAATACTAGTAATGTACTTGGAGATGTTTCTGTAACAACAGTAGGTGTGGCTGAACATGATACTTATCTGATAGGAATAGAGATAGGAAAAATGGAAGGATTTGAATTACCTAATTTTATGAAAAATGGTCAACTTGGATATAACCATAATGCAGCAGGATTCGGAGATTCATACTAATGATAGCTTTTAAAGATTTTACGGAAGCGATGACTATTGCACAGAGAAGGAAACGGTCAATCATTTCCAAAAAGAAAGCAAAAATTACTGCCATAAAAAGAAAAAGGTCAATGAAAAAACCGCCTAGTATGGATAAGATTGAAAAGGCAGTAACTAAAGCAGTAAGACAGAAAGCAATTGCAATAGTAGATAAGGCAGGAAAATATAAAGATCCTGAAGCTTCAATTGGAATAAAAAATTCTATAGAGAAGAAGGCTGATCTTAAAGTACAAAAAATGGGTGGTAAGTGGAAAAAAAGATTGAAACCAATAATCAAAAAGAAAATGAAAGATGCTTTTAAAATGCGTCAGGCTAGTGCAAAAGAAAAATAACAAACGGAGAGAACCATGAAACTAATTAGCGAAGAAGCAACAAATGTAGAATTTCTTACAGAAGCCAAAAAAGATGGTGGTAAGAATTACTTCATTGAAGGTATCTTCATGCAAGCAAATAAGAAGAATAGAAATGGAAGAATATATCCAACAGAAGTTCTTCAAAAAGAAGCAAAGCGATATACTGAAGAGTTTATCGTTAAGAAAAGAGCTTTTGGTGAATTGGGACATCCAGACGGGCCTACGGTTAATTTGGAACGAGTTTCCCACATGATTGAAGAGTTGGAAGAAGTAGACCAAAATTTCATGGGAAGAGCTAAGATTTTAGATACACCATACGGAAAGATTGTAAAGAGTCTTATTGATGAAGGAGCTCAATTGGGAGTTTCATCAAGAGGTATGGGTTCTTTAAAGTCAGGTAAAGATGGTATTTCAGAAGTTCAAGGTGATTTTTACCTTGCAACAGCAGCCGATATAGTTGCTGATCCCTCCGCTCCTGACGCCTTTGTGGCAGGAATTATGGAAGGGAAAGAATGGATTTGGGATAATGGTCTTCTTAAAGAGACACAGATCCAGAAGTATAAGGATAAAATTGATAATTCTTCAAGAAAGGAACGCGAAGGCGTGCTTGTTGAGGCTTTTAAAGATTTTATTGTTAAGTTGTAAATATAAGTTCTTATAAATAATATTAGTTAACAAACACACAGATAACATTACAGGAGATTTTCAATGTCTGAAGAAATTTTGGAACAAGCGGCTGAAGAACTGGAAGAGGAGCAACAAGCTGTTGCGGAGTCTTCGGGCGAAGAAATCTTAGACGAAGCAAAAGCTAAGGTTGAAGAAGAAGATGAAGAAGGAGAAGAAGAAATGGAAGAAGCAGTTTCTACTCCTAAAACCAAAGCTGGAATGATTAAAGCACTTTATAACCAACTTAATGGTATGAAGAAGTCTGATCTTTCTGATTCTTTCTCAAAAATCATGGGTTCTACTCTTGCTGAAGAAGATGAGTCCGATGAGGATGATGAAGAAGAAGTAAAAGCTGGTTATAAAATGGAAAACAAAAAACTCAAGAAAGAAGATCTTGATATCAATGTCAAAGAAGACATGGATGCACTAGTAAGTGGAGAAGACCTTTCTGAAGAGTTTAAAACTAAAGCTTCCACAATATTTGAAGCCGCTGTTTCAGCTAAAGTAATTTCTGAAGTCAATCAAAGAGTTGACGAGTTAGAAACTAACTATAACATAGAAATGTCTGAAGCAAAAGAAGAACATTTATCCACAGTTACAGAAAAAGTTGACGGATATCTCAACTATGTTACTGAAGAGTGGATGAAAGAAAATGAGTTAGCTGTTGAAAAAGGAATCCGATCCGAATTGGTAGAAGATTTCATGACAGGCCTCAAGAATCTCTTTACAGAGCATTACATTGACATTCCAGAAGAGAAAGTTGACCTTGTTGACGATCTATTTGAGAAAGTTGAAGAATTAGAGCAAAAACTTGATGAGTCTATTAACACAAGTGTAGATGTCAAAAAAGAACTTGCTACTTATAAAAAGGCTGAGACTTTGAGAGAAGTTTCAGAAGGCCTCGCCGATACCGAAATAGAAAAACTTGGTAAATTGGCTGATGGTATAGATTTTGAAGACAAGTCTCAATATTCCGAGAAACTTGAAGTCATTAAGGAAAATTATTTTCCTAAACAACAGGCAGAAGTAATTACAGAAGAATTGGTAAATACTGAAGAAGAACACACAAGTTCAGAACCAGTAGTTGACCCAGTTATGAGTAGATACACATCTGCATTAACTCGTTTAAACAACTAACATTTTTAGGAGATTACAAAAAATGTATCTAGCTGAAGGACTACAACAAAAGTGGGCTCCGGTATTGAATCATCCCGATATGCCAGAGATTAAAGACCCATACCGAAAAGCGGTTACCGCCGTTCTTTTGGAAAACCAAGAAATAGCCATGGCTGAGCAGGCATCTGCAGAAGGTCGCGGTTCTTTGATGGAAGCATCAACTTCCCTGACATCACTCGCACCAACAGCAAGTTCAAGTGGTGGAGTACAATATCAAGACCCAGTTTTGATTTCCATGATTCGTCGCGCAATGCCTAATTTGGTTGCTTATGACGTTTGTGGTGTTCAACCAATGACAGGGCCTACAGGACTTATTTTCGCAATGCGTCCTCGTTACGATTCACAGGGTGGTGCAGAAGCTCATTACAGTGAACCAGAATCCACACATTCAGGTGATGCTGGTGGTGATATGGTTAGTGCCGGAGCAGCAGCAACAGCAGCAGCTCAAGGTGGAACATATTCCGCAGTATTGGGAACAGGTAATTCAACGGCAACTGCTGAAACTTTCGGTCTTACTGGAAGTGCCGGTACAGCTGCTGAAGATTTCCAGCAAATGTCATTCTCAATTGACCGTGTAACTGTTACAGCTAAGACACGAGCACTCAAAGGTGAGTACTCGATGGAATTGGCACAGGATCTTAAAGCCGTTCACGGTTTGGATGCTGAAACAGAACTCGCTAACATTCTCTCACAAGAGATTTTGGCAGAGATTAACCGCGAAGTTATCCGTACCA